TGGTTTTCGGTTCCCTGATTACAGCATCACGAAAGCTCATAGCTCCCCCTTGTTAGAATTATGCCCAAGTTACGTCGCCGGATACGCGGATATTCATGGAACCCTCATAAACCGCATCCACGCCGCCAGACTCAGGCATCGATTTGACCAAACCGGCAAAGGTGCCGACCTCGGAGTTGGGCAGTACCAACTTAAAATTGCTCACAGAGTCGGACCCCAGCGCGGCAGTGCAAGCGGTTTGTCCTGCATCGGAATGCACAACCCGCAGGTTGACCGAGAAATTGCCGTTGTCCTTGAGGCCCAGGCGGTATTCCTTGGCGGTGCTGTCGAGGTTGGTTACATCGATTTCTGAGCGTTCCCCGTCGAAACCGGAGAAGGTGGAGATTTCTTTGACCTGTACCCATGTAACGGGGGTTGCGGTGCCGGAAGAGGAATAGGCGGTGAAGGCGCGGGAGTCGATGTCCACGACGAAGGTGTCGGTATCCACATCAATGACGGTGCCGACCTCGGAGTTGATTTCGGTCATGCCGACCACAGAGGCGAAGGTGACGCGATCACCGAGAGCGAGGCCGTGAGCGGTGGAAGAGACTTGTGCGCGGTAGGCTTGAGTAATGGCGGTGATGGTCTTGGCTCCAGAGGTGCCGGAACCGATGAAGAACTGGCTTCCTTGGGCGGAAATTGCGCTGCTGGACATAAAAACTCCTTCTAACCCCCCGAAGGGGGCAGGGCATGGGCGGGGCTATCATCACGACAGGCCCAGTTGACATTAGCGGTAATTTGTTATAGTTAACTTACAAAAAGGAGGATATACGATGAAGATTGTAATTCTGTTGCTGTTGGTTTCCCTCTGCGGATGCATGCCGGATTATGCCGGACACTATTTGCGCAACAACCCCGACGCGCCGCCCGACATCGTGGCCTGCATCCAAAAGAAGCAGATCAAGACGGGCATGACCAAGGAACAGGTCAAAGCGTCGTGGGGGCCGAGAAACGGAGGCTCAGACACCCACTATGAAGGGCTTGACATCGACACATGGACTTATCAGAGCGCGTGGGACAGATACGGGTACAACACGACCTATGTTTATTTCACCAACGGGCGCGTCTCCGGTTGGTCAGACTGACCACACGGAAAAATCCATGCTGACCCGGTAAATCTCAGTTGTGTCGTCGCGGTCGTCCCGGTCGGCTATCAATACCGAGGTGAACGAGGCGGCGGCAAAGGCTGATTCGACCTGTGCGGCAACCGCCTTCGCTGCGCTGTAACTTTCGGCCCAGCAATCGACTTGAAATCGCGGGTTCTGGATATTCTCACCATCCAAGTTGTTAATTCGCGACCCGCTGACCCGCGTATAGACCACGGCGGGAAACGTGCCGCCTTGGGGCATTCGCAGCGGGTAAATACGGGTGGAAATGAGCGCCGAAAGCCCTGCAAAGCCACTTAAATCGCTATAAATGTCCTCTTCGATCATTTAGCCGCTTCCTTTTCTAACCGTTGCGCTATCTTCTTTTTCATGGCGTCAATGGCCCGCCTCGTGTTCTCGTCGAAGGCAGGACGGAGAAACGGCCTCGCCGGTTGCCCTGGATGGTCAATAACCCGCCCGAAAACCACCGAACCGTTAGTTAAAAACCCTTTTTTGCTCTTAATGACGTGCGGCTTGGTGCCAAATTCCTTAAATTTCAAGTACCATTTCTTTGCATTGATGCCGATTTTGTATTTAGTCGTGCCTTTCGGAGCGCGGGACTTCTTAACCACAATATCGGTCTTTTTGCCGCCAAGGTTTGCCACTGCGGCCTTTTTTATCTCGTTGGCCCCTGCCCTGACCGCCGCGCCCATAATATTGCGCTCGATTTTCTCCGGTAATTTGGTGAGGCGCTTGTTTAGTTCTTTCAGGCCGGTTACTTCCATTATTCAATCACCTTCAACTTGGTTGCTCTCGCAACAACCCTGTTGAGTTTTGCAGCATCTGGCACAGAGTTATGCAGTCTGCAAAACCAAACCAACAGCGGCAAATAGATGCTCGTAAACCACCACCTCAAGCTGATTTCAATCATTACAGAGCTCTTTGCCATCAGCTAATCACCTTGCAAGCGATTTGCAGTTCTTTGCCCCTGCCTGTCGGGTCGTAAGCGGACAGAATGCCGTAGTAGACGCCGCCGTGAGTGACCCGCATCTTGCTGGTCACTCCGCTTTTGTAGCGGCAGACGAACAGCGCCGACAGTTCCGAGTGCAACTGCTGCGCGGTGGTGAACTCCCGCCCCCCGGTGATGGCCTGCCGCGCTCTTAACGTGGCGTAGGTCGCCCATGTTTCGGTCACAGCGCCAAAACCGTCGCGGCTTTCGGTGGCCTGTTCGATGATGATGCTCTGTCGCAGGGTTCCGGCTCTCACAGTCGCCTCATGTCGCGGTAAGGGCTGAGAATTGGCATGATGGCATTATTCAGCGCCATCCCATACGCCGCGTCTGGCCGGTCATATAGCAATTCAACCTTTAGTTTTATTGCAGCCTTAATCGACTCAGGAACCGCCGCATATCCAGCAACAAAGGTGATAGTGACTGCGTTTTCAATGTCTCGCGTGTCCGGCCAATCTGCCGCGTAGTCCAGCAGAATCCGCTCGCCGGCAGCATCGAGGCTGTAATCGGTAAACGTCTGCGCTTCGCCGTCTGCGTCCACATACCCGACTGAGGTGACGGAAAGCAGCGGCCCGGGCAGGCGGATGCAGTCAGTTGGCGGGAAGGCGTCAAGATTCGCCGCCCAGGTTTGTGAGATAAAAGAACGGCGGGTATAGCTTTCGGCCCATTCCCGCGCAGCGGTTATAAGCGCGGTAATTCTTGTGTCGTCATCGGATATGGTGACGCCAAGATGCGCTTTCGCTTCCGCGAGCATCACCGGCTCGGTTGCCGGGGCTTCTGTGCGCGTCAAGATCATCGTTGCCTTGCCCTAGTTCATGTTGAAATTAAGCGGGGAGGGTTGCTCCCCGCTTACATCGTTACGCTTCGGCTGGAGTTACCAACCGGGTCGATTGCAGCAACGAATCATTGGTAACGGGGCACAGGTGCGACTTGTAGCGAATCGCTACCACGCCGAGAATCACAGCATTGGCGACTGCCGGGGTCACATTGCACTGGATATATCGCTCGCCGGGCTTGTAAACGTCCACCACGATGGCCGACTTAGCCACTGCGGCGTTGCCTGCGGTGATGGTGTAAGCGGCGGTGGTCGCAAGCCGTGCCATACCGCTAGTGCTGTTGGCGTCGTTCTGCTCCACATACACGTCAACAGTGCCGTTTTCTAGCACAGTACCGAGGCCAGCAACGAACAGAACGCCGTCATAGCCGTCCATGTCAATAATGTCGGAGGTTTTCTTGGTCTGCCCTGCGGCGGTATAGCCGAGAACTTGGTCAATTTTTGCGTTGTTCAGCATCTTTATCTCCTGAAAAACGGGGGGATTGCTCCCCCCGCGTTATTAGGCAGCGCACTTGAGGGCTTTGATAGCATTTGAGTCAGTAAGGAACCCCCCGACCCGCTTGGTGGTGTAGAACATGACGTATGGCTTATTGGTGTACGGATCGCGCAGCACACGGGTGCCAATACGGTCGCAGATGGTATAGCCGCGCTTGAAATCGCCGTAGAGGACCGGAAAGAGGTTCGCTCCGATGGCTGGCATGGCTTCGTCTTCTTCGATGGGCTTGCCGAGCAGGGTAGAGGGTTGACCGGCCTGAATACCGGGTTGCCAGATCAAGTCACCCTGTACGGCGTTCTTGAATTTCCGCACCACGCCAACGGTTGCCGAGTTCATCAGCCATTTTGCGTTGCCACGGAAAGCCACTTTCAACGCCTGCTGCATATCGATCAAGCAGTCAGCCGGGGAAACGGTAGCGGATGCCGCCTTAAACGCTGCGGCTTCGGCTGTCTTGACGTACTGTACGGAACCGAAAGCGCGAGTGGCGTCGGCGGTCAGTGCCATGGTGTAGGCGAGGATGCCTTTCGGACACAGAATACCAGTGCCGGAGATATACTTTTCGTTTTCCTGCTCTGCGAAATCGACGCTGACTTCTCCGGCCAGCCATTGCTCAACATTAAATCCGCTATCGTCAAGCATCTGCTGGGTTGCACCAGGGTTGGCGTAAATTTCCCCCCAATACGGAGTCAGCGCGGCGAGTTGCGGACCATCGGTTTCCGGCCTGGCGGCGGTTTCACCTACCCATCCAGCACTTGAACCACCCTTGTTTACCAGCTTGGTATAATTCGGAGTCCCAAGAGATACAACGTTTGCCAAACGGCGCATGGTCACATCGTTGCGCTCCAGTTCCATTACGTTGCTGTCCACCTCAATCGGCACGGAGTAACCGCCATCTGGGTCACTGCCGACGGACAGAGCATCTTGAATGTCGCCCTTACGCATGTGAGCATTAAAGGCGGTGCGATATGCGGCTTTGGCTTTGTCTTCGTCGGACTGACCGCCCAAGCCTTCGCGGTTTACCTTGGCCTCAAACTCGTCGATGCGTTTCTTGTGGTCTGCGTCAAGCTGCGAAATGGCCGCGTTGATGTTGTCAACCTTGGTTTCCAGCAGAGGGTCGGCGGTGCCTTTGGCTTCGATCTGCTTGAGGCGGGCGTTGTTTTCGATTTTAAATTCATCGAAGGCGGTATTTAGTTGGGCAAAAAGTTCTTTCAATGTACTGCTCCTTTAATCTTACTTGTGAGGTTGTCGGTTTCCATTTTCGCCAATAACTGCTTCGCTAGTGCTTCGGCTTCGTCAGAATCCCTCTGACCTTCCCCTTTAATCACGGCGACGGCAGACATGGCAGCTTTCCGTGAAACTCCGGCATCCCGCAGGAGTTGTTCAATATTTCGTTCAGTTGGTACTGGTGTTTCTCCACTTAGTCCCTGTGGCACGTTGCGGAATTTGGACAAGTCAAACGCCGCCTTTGCGCCGGGTTCGTCAGTTATTTTGTCGGCAAAGCCTAGAGCTACGGCGTCGTCTGCGGACACCCACGTTTCATCGGCCATCATCTGCCTGACGCTGCGCTGTGTCTGCCCGGTGCGGTCGGTGTAGGTCTTGACCATAGTGGCGTCGATCTTGTCCAGCGTGTCGGCCATCTTCCGCATCTCTTCGGCGTTGCCTGCCGTCATCGACCAGGCGTTATGCACCATGAAAAAGGCGTTCTTGGCGATGGTGATAGTGTCGCCAGCCATAGCGATGATTGACGCGATGGACGCAGCCAATCCATCAACCTGCGTTTCTACCGTGGCAGGGTGGTTGCGGATGGCGTTGAAAATGGCGATGCCGTCAAACACGTCTCCACCAGGGGAGTTGACCCGAAGGGTTATGTTGCTGGCCTCAAGTGCGTCAATTTCGCGGATGAAGTCTTTGGCAGTAGTGCCCCAATAGCCTATTTCGTCGTAAATGTAGACCGTTGCCGATTCGTCGGCTTTCGCCTCTATCTTGTACCAATTCTTTTTCATTCAACTGACTCCTGACCGGCTGGCGTGAAGTTCGCCGGGGTATAGTGCTCATCGCCTCCGCTGTACGGGTTGGCGTCTTCCATCTCCAAAATATCGTTAGGGCTGTATGCGCCCATCTGCCACATCTTGTAATAGAAGTCGGAACGATCTTTAGCCGCACCGCGCATCAGGCCGTTAGGCAGGAACTTTGCGTAAACGCCTTTCTGCCGGTCTGCATCGGTCAATAGGTTTACGTCGATTGATTGCTCTATGCGCTCGTACCAAGGGCAGAGGGTGTGGATAACGTGAGCTAAAAACATCTGTTCAGCACTGGCGTAGGTCGCGGCTTTATCGGCCTGTCCGATCATGATTGGCATAACACGGAAGGCGCGGCAGACTTCCTCTACTTGATGCTTGCGCGTCTCAAGATGCTGGGCATCCACCCCGCTCATGGAGATTTGCGTCCACTTGGCGGCTCGGTCGAGGATGAACGGCTTAAACTTGTTTTCTCCGGCGATGCTTTCCTCAATCCAAATCCGAAGCGCTTTGTACTGGTCAGGCGTCAAGCTGCCGTCCACCGAGTAAACGCCGCTGGCTTGCGCTCCGTTAGCGTGGAGCTTGGCGTGTGCCTCCTCTGTGGCGATGGAAAGGCCGATAGCCTCCCTTGCATGTTTAACCGCCCCCATGCCGCGCCAGGAGTCCCAGGACGGTCCCTTAACGTGCCAAATAGTCTCAGCGGGAAATGGTTTCTCTTCACCGTTTACGGTAACTAAGTAGGTGATGCTTAAATCTGCATTTCGTTTCGGAGTCACGGTCGCTGGGTCCAGCGGGATAAGCTCCTTAACTACCCCGCCAACCACGTTCTTGAATGCGTAGAAGTCGCCGCACAGCCCAGCGTGGTAGATAAGCGTTTCCCTAAACTCAAAACTGGTCTGCCAGGGGTTCGGCTTGCGGTGCAGAACGTCATAAAGGCCGTGGTCTTTGGCCGCGTCCTTGCCCCCGCCTGCCCTCTCCATGAATAACTTGAGCGGCACCTGTGCCACCCCTTCAGCAATGACCCGCAGACAGGCGAAAACGCACACAACCTGCAAAGCTGTGTCTATGCTTACCGTCTTGCCGGTCTTGGAGCCCATGCCGGTGCGTAACTCTCGCAGGATGGATTCAGCGGAAGTTGAGGCTTGCGGCTGCATCATTCTGGATATTAAGCTCATGCGCTACGCCCCAATCTAAGCCCGCCAGCGATTAACAGACTGCCGCACACGGCGAAAGACACCCACGGCAGGTACATATAGAGCCCTGTGCCAAGCAAGCCAAGACCTGCAAGGCAAATGACATCCGGCAGATATTTAGTCATCAAGTTTCCCAAAAAGATTTGTCCTCAGGTTGCGACACCACCGCCATACCGACCGCCATCAACAAAGCCGCCATGTCATCAATCTTGTCGGCGGACTTTTTCTTATCCGGTGCCATGTTCAAGTTCTGGTCCCGTCGAGCCACGATGTTAGAGGCGCACCAGTTCAATACCGGGTCGCCACCGTGCCGCAGGTTGCCTGCAATGTAAGCCCGTTCTAGCGCCTGCATGGCCGGATGATAGGATTTCGGCCCCTGGATAAACTCAGCAAGCGGCACCTCGGCAGCAACCAGCCTGTTTACCAAGTCGGTAGCGTTCCACTTGTCGTAGCCGATGTTCTGCACGTTGAAGCGTTCAACCTGTTCTAAAATGTCAGCCTCGATAACGGCATAATCAACCACGTCGCCTTCGGTCTGCTTCAACGCACCGGAAGTCGTCCAGGCTTGATATGGTACGGTGCCGCGCTCGGTACGGTAAGCCACCGCCGATTCCGGCACCCAGCGCCAACCTATTGTGTAAAGGACGCCTTCCACATTCCAAACCAGCCGGAAAGCTGTCAGGTCGGCGGTGCTCGCTAAGTCCAAACCGCCCCAGCAGGGATAATCGCGCAACCACTCAAGGTCCACCTCGCCGCTACAGGCTTGCCACTTGACCAGATCAATCCAACCATCGGCAGTCGAAGCGGGTCGGTTGAGTCGCTTAATGCGGAACTCGGCCAACTTGCTAGGCATCTGCTTGGCTTCGACAGCTTCCTTGCGGAGCGCTGACAACAGGTGCGGGTTAACATCAATTAGCGGGTTAGCTTTAACCCAACACTTCTCGTCAAACTCATCGTCTTCGTCGTCCACCGCCCAAAACAGCGCCAGGAAGTGATCGGCATCGTTGCCAAAGACCCCTTCCAACAGCTTCTTGCTGAAGTTGCGAATCTCGCCCCAGGGGCCGGGGTTGGTGTAACCCTCGGTGGTGGTGTAGAGCCACAGCGGATTACCGCGAGCGCCCGCCGCAGAAGTCAAAACATTGAGCAGGTCGGCGGTTTTATGGGCGTGGATTTCGTCCAGCCCAACATGCGACGGGTTCAGACCGTCCTGTGTTGATGCTTTCGCATGGATCGGCTTAAAGGTGCTGCCTGTTTCTATCCGGCTGACTGCTTTAGACCAGCACTCCAAGCCGAAGGCTTCCCGCAGGTCGGCGGTCTTCTCGGTCATCCGCTTGGCGACGTTGAAAATAATCTCGGCCTGGGGAAAAGTTGTGGCCGCCGATATAACCTGGGCGCCTATCTCCCCTTCACAGCAGAGGCAATACAACAGAATGCCAGCCGCCAGGGTAGACTTGCCGGATTTGCGGGCTGTAGCATACAGCGCCGAGGTAAATCGCCGCGCTCCGGTGTCTCTGCGCCTAAAGCCGAACAGTTGCACGACGAAAAACACCTGAGCCGGATGCAGAATGATGTCCGGATGCTCCCAAACTCCTTCAACGTGGGGTAACTTCTCGATGAAGTCACAGGCGTTTATCGCCTCTTCTTTGTCAAAAAAAAACGGACAATCCTTTTTGGATGCCCGCTTTAAGTCGTCAAGGAAGCGTTGAGACGCCAGATGTATCCACTTGCCGTGGTGTTTGTGTTTCTTGTCCCGTGCCGCCTTTCGTGCGTAGTCTTTAGCAACTTTTACATAATCATTTCCCTCTGACATTGGATGCAAACCTGTTCTTCTTTTTTGCGTCCGTCCCGCCAACCTTCACGCGGCCCTGAGCCACAGGGGTTAAGGCAAAATCGTTTATCAGCGCCCGATACTGTGACAGCATGTGCCCCGTTGGACATTCGCCAGCGGCCCAAAGCTGGACCATTTTTCCGTGGATCGCGCACAGGTGAGCCAGCGCCATAACCCCGGCAGAGGTCAACAGCTTGTTGGCATGGAGAATCGGCGCTAGACGCTCATACTCGTTAACGGCGTGAGCGTTCGGCATCCAAGGAGGTGCTGGCGGTACTTCATCGAGCAGCGGCAGCTCCACACCGTCTTCATTGTCACGGCATGGCTGCACAGTGTTCGACAGC